CGCAGGTGTCGAGTATGACAACGCGCAAGAAGTCTACACCGCTCGCTACACCCACGAAACCATTGCTCTGGCGTTCAGCCTGACCGAAGAAGCCGTAGAAGACAACCTCTACGATCGTCTGTCTGTGCGTTACACCAAGGCACTGGCTCGCTCAATGGCGCAGACCAAGCAGATCAAAGCTGCTGCCATCCTGAACGGCGCATTCACTACCTCCATTGGTGGCGACGGCGTTGCTCTTTGCTCAACAGATCACCCCACGCTGAGTGGTCCAAATCTGCGTAACGAGCTGACTGTATCTGCAGACCTCTCTGAAACCTCATTGGAACAGGCGTTGATTGACATCGCTGCCTTCACCGATGAACGCGGTTTGAAGATCGCGATTCAGGGTTTGAAGCTGATTATCCCGAAAGAGCTGCAGTTCACTGCTGATCGTATTATGAAGTCAACGCTGCGCGTAGGCACAGCGGACAACGACATCAACGCGATTCGCAACATGGGCATGGTTCCGCAGGGCTACACAGTTAACCACTTCCTTGTCGACCCAGATGCGTTCTTCATTAAGACTGACGCTCCGAATGGCATGAAGATGTTCAACCGTGCTGCGATCAAAACTGGTTTTGAAGGCGACTTCGATACTGGCAACGTTCGCTACAAAGCAAGAGAGCGATATTCGTTCGGCTTCAGCGATCCTCGCGGAATCTTCGGATCGCCCGGTACGCCGTAATAGGTATCCGGTTATAAAGAAGGGGGGCTCTTGTAGCTCCCCTTTTTTTTCTATATATTGGGGCATCCCCGGAACCATTTACGCGCTGCAGACCGACCGGGCGGACGACATGCAGACTGAAGCGCAACACTCGCATGTGAGGATTTTCAAATGGCGAACACTCGTCTCTCCGGTCCAGTGCTCTATTCGGGCGCAAATACAAACGCTTCTTTTGCTGGTATCGGTCAAATGCCGATCGGCATCAACCCAGCTTACTTCTCTATCGTTGACGACTTCGTTGGTGTGGCGTTTGACTCTACCAATGACTGGACCGTGGTAAAAGACTCAGGCGCCTCTGTGGGTATCGTGGCTGACACCGTTGGCGGCGAGATAGCACTGACATCTGCTGCCACAACTGACAACGATGGTGCGTCCATTCAGGGCAATGAAATATTTGCCGTAGCCACTGACAAGGACATCTACTTTTCAACGCGCCTGAAGTGCAACGACGCAGACCAGACTGACATTTGTGTTGGCCTGACTGTTAACTTTGCAACCAACCCAGAAGCGATGTTGACTGCAGCTGACCGCATCGTGTTCCAAGTGGACGACGGTAACGCATCAATCCTGTGCAAGACTGAAAAGAACGGCACCGAGACTTCAACTGATTCGCTGGTAGATCTGGCCGACGACACCTATGTTGTACTGTCGTTTAATGCCACCAGCACTGGCAGCGTGACGTTTTTCGTTAACGGCAAGCAGGTTGCTCAGCATACGACCAACATCCCCGATGACGAGAATCTGACGGTTGCTGCAATGAGCCTGTCTGGCTCTGCGTCTGGCACCCGTGCTACCACGCTTGATTATCTGATCGCGGCTCAGACGCGCTAAGGAGTGATCCATGAGCGACGAAAAGGCTAAGAAGCCGGCCAAAAAGCCGGCTAAGGCGCAGGTAGAACAGGCACAGGTTTCGGCAGATTTACCGCCGGTTGGCTCAGCTGCCCGCAAAGCAATGATTTTGCAGGGTTTGATTAAGGAGTAATCCATGAGCTTTAGTAATATTCAATCGGTTTCAAAGTCAGCAGATGCGTCGGCCATTGTTGGCCGCACCCGAGTTGTGGGTGTGTACTACACATGCAGCAACACGGCAGCGTCCTTTAGTCTCAAGGACGGCACATCAACTGCTGGCACTGCCAAGCTGACACTCACTACTCCTGCTGCTGCAGGCGGTTATGACCTTATCATCCCTGACATGGGCATCCTGTTTGAAACAGGGGTCTTTATCGATGTCAGCAGTGTTGAGGTCACAAGCGTGACGCTGTTGTTTGAAGGCGGAGCTGCTGCGTAATGGCGACCAAGGGCATGGGGATAAAGACTTCGGTGAAGTCCGGTAATTTCCGCCCTACGAAGTCTGGCGCAGGCATGACGGAGAAAGGGGTCAAGGCGTATCGCAAGGCTAACCCCGGCAGTAAGCTGAAGACGGCGGTGACGGAAGACAAGCCTACCGGCAAGCGCGCGGAAAGACGAAAGTCCTACTGCGCTCGCTCTGCTGGTCAGATGCGAGACTGCCCAGCGGCCGCAAAAGATCCCAATAGCCGGCTTAGGCAGGCTCGTAAACGGTGGAAGTGCTGATGAAGAAGGCAAAGTCCAAGGTCAACGAGGCTGGCAACTACACCAAACCGACGCTCAGAAAGCGTTTGTTTGAAGAGATTAAAGCCGGCGGAAGTGGCGGTGCTCCGGGGCAGTGGTCGGCTCGCAAAGCCCAAATGCTTGCAAGGCAATACAAAGCTGAAGGAGGGGGTTATCGTGATTAATCAATCAAGACCTATTACTAAAGAACTAATTGAATCACTGCGTCTCCCTAATATATGGCCGGCAGACCTTTCCAGTATCCCCAAGCCTGAAATGCGTAATGGGCACACGCTGGACTGCGCTAGTCAAGGCGAAGGTCCTTGCACCTGCGGCACCGAGGAAGCGCTTGAGGAAATAGCGCATGAAGAGTATCTCCTTTGGCATTGCAATACTGATGACGAGGAAGAGGAAGACGAAGAGGCTCTTGAGGAGAAGGCTTATCAAGAAGACCCCAAGAAAACGTGGGATCGTTGGGACTACAAGTGAAAGCGCCCCAAAAATCCTTAAAATCGTGGACTGACCAGAAGTGGCGAACCAAGTCTGGCAAGCCGTCCACGCAAGGCGCAGAGGCCACGGGCGAGCGATATTTGCCTGAAAAGGCGATAAAGGCGCTCAGCGCATCGCAGTATGCTGCGACAACGAAGAAGAAACGAGAGGACACGGCCAAGGGCAAGCAGTTTTCCAAGCAGCCAAAGACCGTGGCGTCTAAAGTAAAAACATATCGTAAGCGAGGTGCATGATGGCTGGACGTGGAATGGGTGCCGCTACAAAAGGCGGCGGAGCGGTTGAAAGTGGTCCAAGAAACCGTATGTTGTCTGAGACAAGCAAAACGACTGGCCCCATCATGATGGCGAAAGGCGGTCTGGCGAAGAAGAAAAAGAAGAAGGTCATGGCTAAGGCCAAGGGCGGCATGGCCTGCTCATGAGCACCTCTGGGACAACAGACTTTAATCTGAGCATCGATGACCTGATTGAAGAGGCGTTCGAGCGATGCGGCATGCGGATGACCTCGGGTTATCAGCTGTCCTCTGCGCGTCGTTCGCTGAACCTGTTGTTTCTGGACTGGGCGAACCGTGGCCTGAACCTGTGGACGATCGAGGAATCGACGATTGCACTGACGCAGGGTAGCCGGGTGCTGAACCTTCCTCTTGATACGGTCAACGTGCTGTCAGCAGTTATCCGGCAGAACACCACCGGCCAGCAGCAGGATGTCTCCATCGACCGGATCAGCCGCGAGGAGTACTTGGATTTGCCGAACAAGACGACTCAAGCGCGACCCGCACAGTTCTACGTGGAACGTAGTAACACGCCGCAGGTGTATCTATATCCGTCGGCAGATCAGGTGTACACCTTCGTTTACTACCGGATACGACGCATTCAAGACGCCGGTAGCTACGAGAACACCTCCGATGTGAACTTCCGCTTCCTGCCGTGCTTGGCCTCTGGCCTGTCCTATATGCTGTCGCTCAAGTACATGCCAGATCGCACGGGGGCGCTCAAGCAGATCTACGAAGAGGACTTCTTGAGAGCGGCATTGGAGGATAGGGACACGGCCAGTTTCCACATAGTGCCTGACTTCGGGGTGTGACATGGCATTTGCGTCGGGTAAATATTCTTACGCGCTGTGCGACACTTGTGGGCAGCGATACCCGTACAAAGTATTGCGTAAAAACTGGCGTGGTTTCATGGTTTGTCCCGACGACTATGAGCCAAAAGAGCCGCAGCTGCAGCCTTTACGCTATACTGGCGATGCGATTGCGCTGCGTGATCCAAGGCCGGACAGAGTAGAGCCGGTGGTCGTGTTCCTCGGCTTGCCGGGTGACGCAGCCTTCCAGAGTATCGGGAGTGCAAATGGCGGCACAAACATGCAGCCGTTCCCGCAGCAGGTTGCGGTTCAGGGCGTTGGATCCATTGGCAAAGTGACTATAGTGATAACCTGATGACATACGACGAGCTGGTTACAAACATACGAAACTACACCAATGTGGACGCTAACGTCTTCAGCAATTCCGTGATTGATACGTTCATCACGATGGCTGAGAACCGGATCCTGCGTGACATTGATCTGGACGTATTCAAGAAAGAATCTACCAGCACGATGACCACCGGCAACCGTTTCCTGACTTCACCAAGCGACATCCTGACGCATCGGTACATCTTCATCACGGTAGCGGGCAAGAAGGTGTATCTGGATTTCAGGGACACGTCCTTCATGAAAGAGTACGCGCCTGACGCAGCAGTAGTAGGCGTACCCAAGTACTATTCGGTCTGGGATCAGAACACGTTCAGCTTGGCACCAACGCCCAACGCAGACTACGCGGTGGAGCTTGGGTACATCTACCGTCCGGCGCAGCTCTCTGCGGCCAACCCAACGACGTGGATCAGCACAAACGCACCAGAGGCGTTGCTCTATGCGTGTCTCATCCAAGCCTACAGCTACACCAAGGGGCCTGCTGAAATGCTGGGCTACTTCGACAACAGCTACAAGTTGGCGATACAGGGTCTGGGCATCGAGCAGCAGGGCAGACGTCGCCGCGATGAATTCCGTGATGGTATGATTCGCATACCAATCAAATCTGAATCACCGGGACCATAACCATGTTTAGCACAGTAGGCGGCACAGGACTCGGCATCATTAAAGCATCATCTGTTTCGGGTCGGGGCTTCACGCCCGAGGAGCTGGCCGAGGGTGCACTGGACAAAATCATCTACATCGGTCGAAGCTCAGACCCGGTCATCCGCGTACAGGCTGAAGCCTATCGTGAACAGATCAGGGTCGTGCTGGTAGCGGCGATGCACCAAGCTATACGTTCCAACCACACCACTTTGATGAACCGCTTCCGCGCCGCTGGGCATCCGGAACTTGTAAAATTACTGGAGAGTTAACATGCCTATTTCAATTACTACTGCCATGCCTACCAGCTTCAAAGTTGAGCTGTTCAAAGGTGTACACAACTTCACGGCGTCCACTGGTAACACGTTTAAAATTGCGCTGCTCAAAGCAGCAGCTTCTGGTTCAGGCACGTTTGGCGCCGCGACTACTAGCTACAGCAACCTTAGTACAGATGAGCTGGCAAACGGCAGTGGCTACACCACGGGCGGCAACACGTTGGTGTCAATCACGCCAGTAGCAGACGGCACCACAGCAATCTGCGACTTTGACAACACAACGTGGAGTGCTGCGACGTTCACGACCTCTGGCGCGCTGATCTACAACGATACCGCTGCAGGCGACCCAGCTTGCGCGGTGTTGAGTTTTGGCGGTGACCAGACTGTAAGTTCCGG